TTAAATGGCTTTGTCAAGGTGATTCTGTGGTAAAATCCGATGTACAACCATGCACAACACAGCAGTAATTACAATATCCGGCAGTGTGTAACCGATTATGATATCTACATGCATCAATGCACGGTATAAAATAAGTCCAATAAGCCATACAGCCAGATTTGCCCAATCCCATTCTTTCACAGCTCTTCTCTTTTTATTAAAGAAGAAATCAGCAATCATAACTGCAATCATCGGCGCAAACACGGAGTTAATCAGATAAAGAAATTCTTCGATATTGTCCATTGGATAAAGAATTGCCGCAATCGTACCAACGATAACTACAACGACAGAAATGTATTTTCCATTGATTTTTTTAGAAAAACTCTCCCCGACAACTTCACCAGAAACACCTGCAGAATGTGCTGCCAAAAAGTTAGTGGTAACGGTAGAAAAAACAATAATAAGAAGTCCGACTACACCAAGACCTGCACGAAGAGAAATCTGTGCGATATCAGAAGTTCCCATACCGATTGCAGCAGACATTCCGATAATATACATCCAGCAGCTTACGAGTCCGTAAACAATTGTGCTTACTGTCGTCGCCTTTACTGGCTTTGTGCTGTTTGAAGTGTAATCACTGATTACCGGAATCCAGGACAATGGCATGGATGCGGCAAGTTCAATCGCTGCACCAAAAGAAAGTGTTTCACCACTCACACTACCGCCGTTTAAAAATGCCCCTGCGTTGCCCTTTGTTACGATAACAAAACATAAAGCGACTGTCATTAAAAATAATGCCGTCATCGCAACCATATTGATTTTTTCAAGACGTTTTAAACCGACCAGAACCCACACAAGCAGTAACACACCGATGATGGCACACCACACACCTGCTCCTGCAGAAAAAATACCATTCGCTGCCAAAGCTCCGTCATAATTTAAAATCGCAAGCCAGCCTGCAAGCTGTAAAATATTTAAAATAGAAAATGGCAGGTTTCCCTTTCGTCCAAAGCTGACTGCAACGGTCTCCATAGCATTATTGTTTGTCTTTGCTCCAAGATATCCTGCTAAAAATAACAGAATACATCCAATAACGTGACCAATTAAAATAGCCAGAAGGCCAGTTTTCATTCCAAGTGGTGCAAAATATGTTCCTGTCAGGATTTCTGACATTGAAACTCCTGCACCAAACCAGATCAGTCCATTACTGAGGACCGATGTTTTATTTCCTTCCATACTAAAATATCCTCCTTGTAAAAATATTAGAAACAAGTATAATATTATAGTACACTTTAGCCATATTTAAATAGCCAATTCTCACTCTTTGAATATCATACTGTATCAAGAAGAATAAAATAGCATAAAAACGTACTTTTGAAAAGCTGAATATTTCACAGAGTGACATCTGGTGTCAATTTCTGCCCCCTTTTTGCCCCCTCTTCGGCAATTTAATAATATTGAGATGCTGTGGTATAATCTTTTGCAGGTATTCTAGATGGATATCTGCTTACTTTTTACACAGATTATTTACTCTTAATAAGCTTGCCTTTCTTTAGAAGATTCAGCAGCCTTGTATTCTGTATTGCACTGCCAGAATAGTTCTTGATGCCGTTTAAGACTGCAATCCTTTTTCTGTTATTCTTTCCGGAGTTGATGCCTAATGATTTCAGTGCATCCACAATTGAACTAGATTTTCCCTTATATCGTGGATAGTACACATTTTTTTTCTTAACAGGTTTCTTTGTATTCTCTTCAACCTTTTTTGCAACTGGTTCTTTGTAGAGTACGTTTAGGTCAAAGTTTCCACTATTACCCGTAGAAATCACTTGCGGGAATCTGCCAGAGCTAGTATACTGCCATGCGATATTGGCCGCGGCTGGCTTTTTCTCCTGATTCGGATTCGTTGCAATCTGCATTCGTTTATTTGAGTTATAATAGCGAGCAATCCACCAATTATTACACTTAACCAGTTTTCTATCAATATGCTCGTTATAGTAACTCATTCCTGTGTAAACACCGAACAGATAACCTCTCTCCTCTACAACCTGCTGTGCTGCGTTAATGATTGCAGCAATTTTTGCTTTGCTCAGACTTGCCTGTATCTTATCCTCGATATCAAACCAGATACCGTACACAAAATGTTCTTTGTCAATCTTATCAAGAATATCGCAGATAAGTTCCATATCTGCCCTTGCCTTTTTCGGGGTAGTAGCATATGTATAATTGTACACACCCCAGTCGATTTTGTTTTTATTGCAGGCTGCATAATTTGTGTTAAACTGCTTGTCTCTTGCCAAATCTTTTCTAATGATTTTTAATATAGCCCCCTGGCAACCGTATGCCTTCGCCTTTCCCCAGCTTACGACTCCATTATAACTTGATACGTCAATTAATTTTCTCATATTATCAGTCCTCTTTTCTGTCTAATCCAATGATTTTGCGAATCTGAGCCGGTAGCAAATCCGGATTAATCTTTCCGATATTCTCAATGATGCTTCCCAGCTCCATCAAAATAATATATGTACATACCCCAGCTGCGATTGGAATCTGAAATCCTAAATCTACAAATTTTTGAGCGTAATCAATCAAATAAGCCAGGGCAACAAGCATGATTGAGCCAAACTTGTGATACAATCCTCTTCGCATCTCTGACGATTTCCAGATATGATTAGCACAAGCAGAAATATTTCCGCTGATTGAATCAAACACAATAAACAAACAAGTTAATAAAGGTAACATAATAGCATCCATCTCCATTCCTCCTATTTCACAACTACTATTCCTCTGTACTTTTCATTCGTGCATCTTCGTACATTTTCTTTTTCTACGGTTACCATATTCTTTTTTCCGTCAGAAAAACGCCATACCCTGCCTGTCTTGTTGTCCCGTAATAAGACAACCGTATGGATCGGACTCCCCTCTTCAAAGAGGACCACATATCCTTTCTTTAATTTTGTTTCTAATTGATTGTTTGTTAAGGATTTGTAATATGTCGCTGGTTTTCCAGAGCAGATCTGGTTGATTCCCTTTGTAATTTCCTTCAACGGATACTTTGCACCACGCTTCAGTTTTTTTCGAGCGTACTGCAGTACCTGCTGCATATTTTTCTTCACACCTCTGTATCGGAGAGCCATGTAAAATGCCACAAGGCTGCAACCATGGCAGCGGATAAAATCGCTCTTAAAATTGTGCTGAGATGGGACCGGAATAATTCGGCCGTTGTCTAAGATAATCCGGCACGGAAACTTTTTCTTACTTTTCTTGTTTTTGTTTGCTGCTATTCTCATTCTTTTTCACCTCCTTGAGAATAAAAAAATACACAACAGTATTAAGGAATACTATTGCGTATCGTGTAAAATGTGTTATTATTATTTCATACCCACTTTCACGGGTTAATATTTTTTTCATACTTTAGCAGTTCCTAATGGAGCTGCTATTCCTTTTTATAAATGTTTTTCCTGTATGAATTTCTTGATTCCATTAATGTGATCAATCAATTCGCTATCTACTGCCACGAAATTCCCTTTATTATTCTGGCTTGTGATATTGCCGCTTTCATCGATTTCTGAGTATGTGTATGCGATTCTATCACCTTCTCCTGTTGTTAAATGTGTGAATGATGTTAATTTCTTCATCAAGCTACCTCCAATTCTTTATAAAAATTATCTACCATCTCTGCCGCTTCTGATGCGTAATCTATGTCAATAAAATCTTCCTCATCGAAAATCTCAAGTCGTTCCGTTTCGTAGTCCTTTTGACGTGCCTTTATCTCCCAGGCAAATTTTAATTCTGGTGTACCAGCGGCTTCAAAATAGGTATCTTCTTTTTTCTCTATCCACACATCGCCTTTTCCTTCTTTTTGTAAGAAAACTTGGTATTCGATATCTGTTACTATTGTTTCAGAAAAAATATCATCAATCATGATAATACATTTGCCGCTTTCATCTAAAGTAGCTTCTCCCACGTCTCCGAATACAGGAGATGGCATTTCGTAGCAATATAGACTACGGACGGCATAGTTATCTGTGTTTACTACTCGCTTTTTAGTTCCTGATGCTGTAAGATTTTTTGTTGTTATACCGACAGGCTCTATTTTTGTTATATTTCCATTGTTATTATTTTGTACTGTTATAAAACCGTCCCCGAGCGTTACTGGCTTGTGCCCATCTTGTACTCGCAATGTCGTTGCTCCGCTTCCACCAGCTCCACTGAAGGAGATATTGTTTTTTCCGTAGCTTAAGCTTCCGTTGTAATCTAACGCCAAATATCCTAACGAGAAGTCTCCTCTTGCCCCTATTTTGCATTTTCCTCCTAAGGTGCAAGAGCCATCTGGATATAAATAAGTCGTTCCGAACTTTGCCTTTCCGTTAGAATACAGGACAAAATCTGCTATAAATGAACCACTGCCTGTTTTCTTCTGGCAGGATAAAATACGCGTACTATCTGGATAGCTAGTTAATGGTGGTTGAAACCATACTCTATAGGTTGTACTTCCTGATGTTATATCCTTGTAAATGGCTGTGTCATTTACCCTCCATCCTCCGATTATTGCACTTTTCGTCTCCATGCTTCCGTCAGTATTGATTTTAAAGTAATTATTTGCCGTTACTAATCCTTCGAGCTTTATTAGACTACTTTTAATCGCAATGTTTTCCGTAGACATATTGATTTGGCTGATGAGAGATTTTTTATCTGCCTTATTAGACCACTCTGCGCTTTTTGTAACTGTAGCTACAATTGAAGAATCTGTTATCTTGACAGAAGCTTCTTGTTTCCATGTCTCCAATACAGACACTCTATCTTTTGCAGATTTTAAATCACTGCTACTTGCGTAATCTTTTAACAATTTATCCGTATTGGCATTCGCGGAGCTTTCTGCATTTGAAGCATAATCTTTTGCTTGTTTATCTAAATCACTTTTCGCAGAAGATAGAATTTCCGAGGTGACATATGTTTTTGATATAGATAGCGAAATTTCGTCTACTGCCGCTTTAATAGCTGTATTCATTGTTTCTGTTGTACTGTAATCATTACTTAGTCTAGTACTAACCTGCGAAAGATTTGCTGATAATCCATCTACTGATGTCTTGTAAGATGCAAGTTTGCTGTCTATTGCTGTGTACTGATCACGTACAGAATCGTATTTTGTTGTAAGGTCTGTATACTGCTGAACAAGTCCGGAAACACTCATGTCCAGCTTACCCAGTTTGCCATACATCGTGATTTCGCTATTTTGCAATTCTACAATCTCGCTATCGCTGATAATTGCTGATATATTTCCCTGTGTTACACTTACGGCTGTTTCTATTGCGCGAAACCGTTTTATCATTGCTTCTTTCGCAAAAATATTTATTTCTTTTTGTAGTCTCATATCTTTCCTCCTTTCTGATTTTTTGTGAATGAAATAGTAAGGCTCTTGCTGAATATGCTATAGATGTAACGATTAGTGGCACCAAACTCACTGCAAAGTTTTCTGATTTAGGCGAGCTAGACATATGCACTCTTTTTATTTTCATAGTGGTCGGTAATGATTGTTATTTATCAGTTCAGATTAATCACAGTACAATATACGCAAGTCGCATTGTGTCTGTTCAAGGAGCCAACGTAAGTATGGATACATACACTTGGGATGCTACCAACAGAGTTTTTACAATTCGGATGACGAGTAATTATGACGGCGTGAGAAAATCTAAGTGCTATGCTATAAAATAGTAAGACCTCCAAAATTACCTTTAACGGAAATATAAGCCGAGTAACTTTTCGCTCAGGTGCAGCAGAAATAAATAACGTTTATCTTGATTTCTGGACGAATGATGGCAAGAGGACAACTCTTGGATTTTATTCCGATAGTAGTAGCATTCAATTATCAAAAGATGATGTTGTTATATGGACCATTAATGGAAAATAATTTTCCCTCTTCCCATTTAGTTCAACACCTCATTTTCTTGATCTTCTCTTATTCTTCCTTCCACTCTCTCACTTTTTTAACACGCAGAATAAACCGCCTTTTCTGCCGGTTTGAAAAAATCATATAAAATCTCCTTGTTAAGCTATATAACGTCTAAAAGATGCTTTCACATTTTCTTCGCTGACAGTGACATATAACATGGTCGTGTCAGGTTTCTGATGGCCCGCGTAGGCTTGGATTTCCTGCAGGGGAATTCCTCTGTTTCCGGCATCTGTCAGCAGCGTCCGCCGGAATTTGTGTGGATGAGCATGGATACCTGTCTTTTTCCCTAATGTCCTCAGCATCGACTGTATTGCTTGTTTCCCCAGGCGGCCATGCGGCTGCTTATTGCCCACGAACAAAGCCGGATTCATGTCTGTTCTTGCAAACAGATATTTTTTCAGATGATATGCGCATTCATCTGTTAAATACACTTTTCTCTCTTTCTTTCCTTTTTCTCCATATATAATGACTTCTTTATTGCTCCAATCTATATCATTTCTATTAAGTCTTATCACCTCTCCTATTCTCGCTGCTGTTGAATATAAAAACTCCATGATTGCTATATCTCTCTGACATTCTGCACTGCATCTTAAGTGCTCCATTTCTGCCTGTGTAAAAGGCTTTTTGATCGTCTGCGGAACCTTTATCTTTTTCAAACGTCGCATTGGATTTTTGGGGATGTACCCCTCATCAGATACCCATGCAAAAAAGCTGCTCAGATATCTTCTTATTGTATCAAGATAAGACATGGAGATCTTTCTTGTTTCTTGGTACATTGCGAGATAATACCGTATATCATTTGTCGTAATGTCCTGTAACTTTTTATTCAGCGTTGTTACTAATCTCGTTACGCAATCGTTGTAGCTTTTCAGCGTTCCTTCTGAACAGTTCTCAATTCGCTTACTAGCTAAAAATATCCGGAGAATTTTCTCCCAATGCCGCTCCGAAGTCACCAGCCCTGTACACTCCTGTTTCACTTCAATGTTATGAAATTCCAGAACTAATACGTTCTCTAACTTCTGTAATTGTTCGTTGTCCAAAACTTCCTGCATTCTCATCAATATTTTGCTCTGAATTTTCTCAATTTCAGTCATAAAAAGCACCTCCTGTAGCTTAATTTTGCCATAAAGAAGGTGCTGTTCACAATTAAATTAAATGGGAAGAGGAAAATTATTTTACCTTTACTAATGCATCACTTGACAATATGAGAGCAACTTTGGCATCAACTATTATTTCTAACCCACTTGGATTTTTTGCATCACCGTCACGCCAGTCCAATTGCAAGCGTTGCCCCACTCTTGAGGTCTTACTATTTAA